AAATAACTGCTTCGCATTGAATTTAGCCATTACAGAATGTCCTTATATTCCATTTGGAATTTATTGACCAAAGGATTGTTGGTCACCCATGATTTGCCATCGACCTCAGTGATACCGTCACCGATAGCCATGCGGCGTAACATCCGCTTGCCATTAGTGATCATGACCTCAAGAGGCAGTCGCATGATGTAAGTAAATGCGCGGTCAGCAGACATCGCGTCAGATGACGATGACATCGCAACATCGGCGGCGATCATTGCCATGCCGACATCTATCCTATCTGAGCCGTCTAAGTGAGGCAGAATAGCTGTGGATGGATCGTGCTGAATATCACGCGCCGTGGGTACTTTGTTCACCATCGATGCATAGCTGAACAGCGTCGATGCCGCCTCGCTCCCGATATTGGACTTGATCAGCTTTGCGATGATGCCGGAGTTGATCGGTGCGCGATCACCTTTAGGGTGCGTTGCAAAGTAAGCAACTAAGTCACGCGACATATTAGCCGCCGAGCGCGGCGTACATGCTTGCACGTACTCTACAGGCGTAGTCTCCGCGAAAAACTTGGAGGATTCATGATGACTGTCTGCACTTGCCAGAGCGCAACCCCAGACTAGAGGATGAATTCCTGCGCCACGCGCATACTCAGCAAAGCCAGTAGCGCACTGCTCGACCTCAAATATCCGAACAGTGTTGCCCAAGTGACTCAAGAGCCTTTTGCTATTAGACTTGTCGGTTGGTCGATTACCCGCACCGACGATCAACGTGCCGGTCGGTAGAGAATGATTCTTGATATGCATCTCATTCATATCGACGAGGTCTCGCGCCAAACACTGGATGTCATCGCTTGCCTGCGCGAGTTCATCGAGGAAGATCATAAAGTGGGTGAAACCCAAAGCCTTTAGTCGCTCGATCTCAACGATGAGCGGTGGCTTGGAAAATGTGGTGACGTTGTCGCCATTCTCGTCAACGGATGGGATGGCGAAACCGCTGATCTCGCAAGCCTCGCGCCCTGTGCCAACTTTCTCAAGAATCAATGCGACTTGCGATGGATCAACGCCGCGTGATTTTGCAAATGCATCCAGCACAATAGTCTTGACGAAAGCCGTCTTTGCTGTACCCATCATTCCGAGCATGACGAAAGGTTGGATGACTTCGTTGGCGAAGATGATTGGAAGCATCGCTTCAATTTCCGCAAGTGTAGCCGTAACGTGTGCCATAGATAATTCCCTAAGTAGTTATTATTAGTCTAAGATGACCGGCAACGGTGTCGCCGAAAGGGTTTCATTGCATTGCTCAACCTGCTGTGCAGTCGGAGCGATGCTTAATGCTTTTAAGTTGTTGCGTACATTTTTTGCGATTGCGAGTGACTCGTCGCGCACCGATTGATCGGCCTTCCACATCTCCGTGGTTTTATTGAGAAGATGCGTTTCGACGGTGTCAACGGCGGCCAGTATCCTGATGTCGCCGTCGTATGCCTCTGCCATGCCTTTGAGCTTTTCGCAATGGATTTTTGCCTTGTCGATGAGCGATGGAGACAGCCTGATACCAGTCGCCAATTGCGTGACTAGAAGGTCGAAATGTTCCAAGGCATCGTCAAGGGATTGTTGCTTTGCGCCCATAATATGGCGCGTCAATTGCTCGTTTGCCTCGCGTTCGAACTGCTCGACCAATTCGCGTGGCAAAGGCATATTTCCTCTGGCTGTTGGCGGTATCGGCCTTGGATTTGAAACGGTGGTAATAAATCTGCTTGCCAAGTCATCACCGCTGATCATGATCGATGATATGTCGATGTGCAGATCGGACGCGACATCGATCACCTCTTGCCGCAAATTATCCCACTTTGGCGCAAGCTCAAGTCGAGCGACTTCTACGTTGTCGCGCAGTGCAATCAGATCATTCCATTTGGCGAGTGCGTTGGTAGCGAATACCATTCGCTCACCTTTCTGCTGTTGGCCTGAGTGCGCGTCAGACCAAACAAATGTCTGAGAATAAAGGTATGTTTGCAACAGGCTTTGTAGTGCCGTGACCTTGTCGATGGGCTTCTGGAATGGCGTGATCTTAGCTATGATTTCAGACATGCGCTCTCGCTCTTCTGCAATCTTTGACCTCTGCATCACGACTTTGAGGCCATTGATAAAGGTCTTGAAGCCTTTATAGTGGCTTATGCTGACCTTGATGGTCACGCAAGCATTCGCCACTCTCTCGTTGATATCTAACATTTTTTGATCCATCGTCAACTCCGTGGTTAGTGGTTACTAACATTGCCCTGCCCTGTAATGAATACGCAGTATACAGTATTTAGTCATCAGTGCAACATGTATTAATAGGTTAATAATAATGGGTCTTCAGACGCGCCCTCTGCGCGTTTCAATCACGCCCCCGTGATCTCGTCAGTGAAGTCAATTTGCGATTGCTATGGCAATTATCCAGCCGAACAGCGCGGCGATTGTGCCTCCCCAAACTGTCGCCAGTATTGCGATGCCATTTGTCCTGTTGGCCTCGCGCCGTTCAAATTGTTTGTGCGCGATGTATGCCGCCGCCCTGTTATTGCGCTCTGCGATGCTCACGAGTTTAGCCACTCGTCATATGTTTTGAGCGGCTTGTTAGTGGTGAAGTCAATGCCGTCACCATTGTCGGCAAATGACAAATAGATCTGATACTCCTGATCGTTAGAGCCTCGCGCCTGTGTTTGCCAAAATTCTTTTTGCTGTAATTCGATATTGCTCATGCTGTTACCTCCACAATTTCCCAATTGCCATCACCCCAATTAAATATTTGGAGACCTTCAAGTACTTCAAATTCGCTGTCACCTTCACGATAGAATCTCTCTTGAACATAGCCGTTATTAATCAAGGTGCATTTAAAAATTGTCATTATTGTTTCTCCTAAGTGGCTGATAATTAAGGGTTTAAGTGCGGGTTGGCTTCTTCCCAATCGCCTATCCAATCTGTGGTGGCCTCATTTTGGCGGCGGCGTATTTCCATCGCGCAATAATGGATCTCGTCCCAATACTGCATAGCTTTGGGGTTTTCCGGCATCGCGTCGATTGCGTTCTTACAATCCTTAGCGATGTATTTGAGTGAATCCAGCGACAGGTTTTTAGTGTTAGCGATATATTCCGAATGCCATTTGCCTGTGCCATCTGTGTAATTTGCGCCTACCATGCGAACCTCCATCCATATATTTTATTAAACACAGCGTCTATATCCTGTGCGGTCATATCATTCGGAACAATGATTCTATCTATTTGATCGTCGGCATCGATCCAATCAATTTTGTTCGTAAAAACGTCGAGGGTGACGTTGTAGTAGTAAGTAAATGTATTGTCAAAATCTAAACCGGCATCAGCTAGTTCGCGCTTGCGGCTAAGTTTGACTAATTCGGTGTTACCTGAGTCGTGGGCATAAATCATTTGTCTTACTCCAGAGTGGTGGGTTTCAGCGCAACCTCAACGCCAAGCGACTGAATCAATTTGACAGTCGCGGGAGTCAGAGTGGTCGTGCCTGCGATAGCCGCGAACATTGCGGCTTGCTTGCATACCGGATAAATTTTGTCAGTCCCGTACACTGATTTTTGTTCGACGATTATTTGCATGGTTTGCAATCCCTGAGTAGTTAAAAGTAATGCCTGTGAAGTTTGATCATTTGCTTTTGACCTTGTGGCAAAATCCGTCTGCGGCCATCTGATCTAGCAGATAGTTTCTAGCTCTTGCACTTCGAGCAGACCTCAACAGTCCCGATATCTGAGCCTTGTATGCTCGCTCATTACCGGCGGCTAGATGCATGCGCGACATCGCGATTAGCTTTTGATATTGTTTCATGTCGTTATGCTCCCATTGAAAAGTAAGTAGAGGTGATTGCGAATGTCCACATTGCGAGACATTCAAGCGGCAGACGCTCAATAGCGCGTCCAATGTTTTTTTGTGCGGCAAATGCCCAGTTGATCTGGATCGTTTTGATCATCGCGTTATTCCCAAGTTGTTATGTTTTAAGTTGTCATCACTCAACGCACCGACGATGCGCTCAGTGATAACTACTATAAGTAGTCATCTATTTTCTGCGGAGTTGCTACTGTCAGGCCTTGGCCTTATCACCGTTCAATCAGTGGTTCGCAATGATCTCTCGCTTAATTGAGCAAGGGGCGCATTCTCCGCTGACCTTGCCAATCCCCAACGCATCACCGCTGGGCTGTGGCTTCGATTATTTATACTGGGTATCCCGCGTGTCCCAGTGGTCTGTGTCTGCCGCGTACTGCGGTGGCTCCCGTTCCTGATCTCCCCGCGCTATGCTCAATGGGGTGCTGTCTGATCGATCGCTTCGCTTGCCCGACTACCTGTCCCTGCCATCATGTTAGTGCTTACTAACTTTGTGTTGTTGCATTTCCTACTTACTTAGACGCTTATTTGCTGATTAGTTCAGTAATAAGATAAAATAAATGAAATTAATTGTAAGTGATTGATTGTAAAGGGAATATAGGTTGAAATTAAATTGAGCGGTAATGATGGTGATCGGTACTTAGATGCCTGAATGTGCTTGAATAACAGTCAACATGGTCAATAAATAAGCAGATATATGCTTAAATAATAGGCAACATGATTAAAAAGTGAGCAAATAGTGGTCGTAAGTCATTGATGTTAGCTGCTTATTTTTTAAGCACTAATTGCGATACGCTGACTTTATCGGCGTATTGATATCGTCATTAGGGGTAAAGCCAAAGTCGCTTAGAACGCATTCTAGGGCTACTCTCGACTGTCCATTATCCACTGAATATGGTCTATTTAGGAGGCAAATGGGGCGATATAGACTGCCGGAATCGACAGGGATAATCACCGGAGAGAAAGTAAATGGGTAAGCGATCATTGACAGGTAAGCAACAGCACTTCTGCCGTGCGGTATCGAGCGGCCTGAGCCTCGCGGATGCTTATCGTGAGGCGTATTCTGCTGATGGTATGTCAGCTAATGCGATACGTACTGAGGCATCGAGGTTGATGACTGGGAACCCTGACGTTGCACTATTGGTTAAGAGCTTAGAGGCTAAAAAGAACCAAGCTCATTCGGCTCTCGGCCTCTCTCAGCGCGAGAATATCACAGCCAAGCTGGTCGGCTGGATGAACGGCATCGAAGCATCGTCGTCTGAACTCAGGGCCGCAGAGCTTTTAGCCAAGGTCAATGGCATGCTCAAGGATAATGTTGAGGTCACTTCGATCAACAGAGATTCGGGCGAGGTTGCAGGTGAGATCGAGCGCAAGCTGGGGTCACTGCTGTTGGCCAGTCAAGAGCAATCGTCAGATCCTGCCCAGTCTGATCCGTCCGATCCAGTCCACTAGATGATAACCAGTCCACTTTTTGACTGATTCTCACCCGCATCGCTGATACCAGACCCACCCCCCCTTATAGCGTGGCCCGACTGGCTATCTACTATATAGGGATTTGCTCAACCGATTTCTAAATTCTGAAATGACACTTTTTTTACTAAATATTGCGCCACTCATCCCGAAAATTCGCACACATTTTGTATTATTTTCATTGGGTTAAAATTTTTTGCAAAAAAAACGTATTTTTAGCCAAAAAAAACATCAACAATATCTTGCGTTTAGTTGTCAAGGGGTGTAAATTGTTACAATCATCTTATTCTTGCGCTTACAGGAATATTCCTGTTTTGTTTTACGCCGCTTATTTAGCGAACATCATAGCGCGTCACCTTGTATTTTTTGTATTATCTAATCTAGTGTTTAACTAGCGAGTGTCTTACTACTGTCTTGTACGACAGTGTATTACTAGCTTGTTTAAACACAGGCCAATCTCCTGCTTGTTTAAAAGAGGTGCATATTTTGTCATTATTTGCGTGGATATCGGGTTTATTTTCTAATGACGATCCTTCTGTTCCTAAGTATGACACAGAGTCATGGACTGATGAGTTACTGAAGATGAGTCGTGAAGCTGAAGATAAGATGTGGGAGAAGAAGGCGCGGGACAGTCAAAGCAGTAAAGAATCTTGCCTTTAGCTGACAAGATAGACCCCGCCCTTTTAAAGCAGATACCCAAACTACCGATAGATGAACAGCGCAAGATCCTCGCCCTTATAGAAGAGCTTGAGGAGGCTGAATCCAAAGAACATGCCAAAGATCATTTTATGGGTTTTGTTAAGAGGGTATGGCCTGCCTTTATCGAGGGTAGACATCACAAAATTATGGCGAACGCATTTGAGCGCGTAGCTAATGGTGAGTTAAAGCGTCTTATTATTAACATGCCACCAAGACACACCAAGTCCGAGTTTGCGTCTTATCTTCTTCCTTCTTGGTTTCTTGGATTGTTTCCGCATAAAAAAGTCATTCAGACCGCACACACTGCTGAGTTATCCGTTGGTTTCGGGCGTAAGGTTCGTAACCTAGTCGATAGCGAAGATTACAAGACTGTATTCCCTAACACCGCACTTAAGTCTGACTCAAAGGCCGCTGGTCGATGGAGTACGGGTAGCGGAGGTGAGTATTTTGCAATTGGTGTGGGTGGCGCAGTTACGGGTAAAGGTGCTGATCTGCTAATCATTGATGACCCGCATTCTGAGCAGGAAGGTCAGAGTGGCGACCCCTCAGTCTTTGATAAAGCATATGAGTGGTACACATCAGGCCCAAGACAGCGTTTACAGCCGGGCGGTGCGATCATTATTGTAATGACACGCTGGCACAAAAGAGACCTTACAGGTCAGATTGTTAAGTCCTCTGTTCAACGTACAGGCTCTGATGAGTGGGAGGTTATAGAGTTTCCCGCTATCATGCCGTCAGAGAAGCCTTTGTGGCCTGAGTTCTGGCCCATGAAAGAGTTGGTGGCGTTACGGGAAGAGCTACCCTCTGCCAAGTGGAACGCCCAGTATCAGCAGAACCCCACCTCTGAGGAGGGCGCGCTGGTCAAACGTAACTGGTGGCGTATCTGGGAGAGCAATGTACCGCCTCCGTGTGAGTTTGTTATACAGTCTTGGGACACCGCGTTCTTGAAAACACAACGCGCTGACTACTCAGCCTGCACAACATGGGGTGTTTTTTACGCCCCAGACGATGAAGGCATGACGGTAGCGAATATTATCCTCCTTGATGCCTTTAAGGAGCGTCTGGAGTTCCCAGACCTAAAGAAGAAGGCGCAGGAGCTTTATACAGACTGGCAACCAGATGCCTGTATAATAGAAGCCAAGGCGGCAGGAACACCGCTTATATTTGAACTTAGAGCGATGGGCATACCTGTTTCGGATTATACGCCCTCTCGCGGAAACGATAAAATATCCCGTGTTAATGCTGTATCTGATTTATTTGCTTCTGGAATAGTTTGGCGACCTGAAAGAAGGTTCGCTGAAGAGGTTGTGGAAGAGTTCGCGGCGTTTCCCGCTGGTGAGCATGACGATCTGGTTGATTCATCGACACAGGCGCTATTGAGGTTTAGGCAGGGTGGTTTTCTCAAGTTGCGTTCCGATGAAGAAGACGAGCCGATAACTAGAAGGACGGCGGCGTACTACTGATGGAAGAACTTGAGATTAGAGGCTGGTTGCTTGAAAAAGCCATCAGACCTATCTTTAGAAGATTCTCCAAGGTTGGCGATTGCGTTTATTTTAGTAACGATGATTTCCCAATCACTAAAGAGCTAGAGTTTCACTTCCCGATAATATTGTCTGAGCTAAAGAATGTGATGAAGCGGGTGGATGATCTAACCCCCTTTCAAGATATAAGTCCAGATCAGATTTATATATCAAACGATGACAAGTGGAAGATGTTTTTTCTGAAGG